AATGGCGCATGTACGGCAGTTGATTAGAGAGAACATCGAAACCACGCTCACTGGTTTGACTACGACTGGTTCTCGCGTGTTTGTTAGCCGAGTTTATCCGATAGCAGCAGACAACTTGCCGGGGCTTGCGTTGTACACGATGGACGAGAGTTCTGAGTACACGACAACAGGTCTGCCTAGAACGATCATGCGCCAGCTTTCAGTAAATGTTGAAGCGTATGTGCGAGGCAACACGAATTACGACGACTCTTTGGATACTATCTGTTCAGAGATTGAGGTAGCCCTTTACACTGATTTAACGAGGGGTGGGTACGCAAAGGATACGAAGGTCACTTCTATGGACTCGGAGTTCTCTGGCGAGGGGGATCAACCTGTAGCAAGAGCTACGCTGCGTGTCGAAGTGGTATATGCGACTAAAGAAAACGACCCTACAACGGCGGTTTAGCATGATTGACATGAAATATAACGAAGCGCTTATCAGAGTTACTCAAGATCGAGTTGCTTACTTGGAATCAAAAGGCTGGGTTCGGGTGGACGCTGCTGATGATGAAACCCCCGCAGAAGCGGAAGAAACTGACGAATCCTTGGAGGATTAAATATGGCTACGCATACTGGAAAAGACGGAACTATCCGGGTTGGTGCTACCGATCCCGTTGGTGAGTTGAGGTCTTTCAACATCAACGAATCCGCAGACACGGTGGAAGACACTACTATGGGCGATACCGCTAGAACGCGGAAGGCTACCCTGACATCTTGGGATGGAGCGATAGAGTGCTACTGGGATGAAAATGATACCTCTGGACAGGTTGCTTTAGGTGTTGGCACAGAAGTCGCTGATCTTCGATTCTACCCAGAAGGAACGGACGCAGGTGACACTTATTATTATGGAGCCTGCATTGTTACTGGCGTAAGTCGAAACGTCACGTTTGACGGCATGATTGAAATGTCTATCACCGTCGAAGGTAATGGTGCGCTGAGTACGGATACTGTGTAATGGCAGGATTAATAGATCAAGCGGTTGCTCATTTTAGTAACCGCGAAATAAGAAGCATGAATGTTCCTGAGTGGGAAACCACTGTTTACGCCAAGAATATGTCTCTTGATGGTAAGGCTCGTTTAGCGAAACGATCCGATGGAGACACCTATGATTACTTGGTTTATGCCTGCGTCTTCGGATTAACCGATGAGCAGGGGGAGGCGGTTTTTACGTTAGAGGACAAGGTTAAGCTCAAGACGAGTGTTGACCCAGACATCGTTATTCGCCTTGGCAATTTTGCTTTGGGTGTAGACGGTGATGACGAAGAGGAACGTGAAAAAAACTGATTGACGATCAAGGGGAGCCGACTGACTTGTTCTTAATGTTCGAGCTTGCCAGTCGCCTTGGTCAACCTCTCTCGGTGATTATGGACATGACTGTGAACGAGTTTAACCACTGGTTCACTTATTACCGCATCAAGCAGGAGATGGTGAATGGCGACACCCGCTGACATTCTATTAAGAGCAAGAGTAGACGATAAAGTCTCCAAGCCTCTTCAGCAGATCAACACCAAGATGAATCAGACTACCAAGGCCGGTAGGGACTTGAGTGGTCAGATGCGTTTGATGCGTGGTGGAGCGGGGCAGTTAGGTCATCAGGTTCAGGACGTTGCTGTACAGCTTCAGATGGGCACTGACGCGATGATCGTGTTTGGTCAGCAGGGTTCTCAGGTTGCTTCCTTGTTCGGCCCCAAAGGTGCAATGTTAGGTGGCTTGCTCGCTGTTGGGGCAGCTATAGCCGGGCCTCTTATCAAATCTTTGACCCAATCCAATGATCTTCTTGAAGAACTAGAAAAGAATGCAAGGGAAAGCACAGCTTCTCTCAATGATCTTAGTGGTGCTCAAAAAGCTATCGCAAAAGAAATGTTGCTTGAGCGGGAGAGAGAGCTTCTTGAGGCTATAACCCAAGCAAGAAAAAACCTTGGCGAAGCTGAAGAAGATCAACTATCAAAGTCTGTCACCAAGACTCGCGGCGGGGTGAATCAAAATGCGAATGCTTTTGAACAAGCGAGTGAGGCTGTAAAAAAATATACATTACAGCTAGGTTTGGCGGAGGCTGAACTAGAGAATGTACAAACATCTTTGTCGGGCGTAGATCAATCATTGGTCGCATCTAATGAAGCTCTGGAGCTTCAGGTTGCCACTTACGGCATGAACGAGCTAGCTGCCGCCGCATACAAGGCTCAGTTAGATGGTGTTATAACCGCTGAGGAGCGTTATCAACTAGAGCTATTGAGTCAGCTTGAAACTCTTAAAGCGGTTGAAGAAGCCAAGAATGAATCCAGAAAGAAGCGCGAAGAAGACATAAAGGCGGCTAAAGACCTTGCTGACGCTGAAGCTGCGGCGTTTAAGGTTGTAACTGATGCTCAAAACAAAAGATTCTCTGATGATGAGAGGCGCAGGACTAAGGCTGCTGCTGAAGAAAAGAAGCGTAAAGACACAGCTATCGGGAATCTTGAAGACAACCTTATGGCTCTGGATTCTAATAATAAGAAAGTTTTTGCAGCGCAGAAGGCTTTTCGCATGGCAGAAGCAACAATGGCTGCCTTTCAAGGTTACAACCAAGCTATTGGCGCTTTCCCTCCCCCATTAGGTCAAATTCTTGGTGCCACTACATTTGCGCTGGGTATGGCTAACGTCGCTCAAATTAAAGCACAGAGCTTCGAGGGTGGTGGCTTTACCGGGCATGGAGCTAGAGCTGGTGGGTTAGATGGTAAGGGTGGTCGAATGGCTATGATCCACCCCAATGAAACGGTGATTGACCATAGCAAGGGCGGGGCTAGCGGAGTGACCGTAATCAATAACGTGGACGCTAGAGGATCAGGCGCTGACGTAGACCAAAGAATCAAAAGCGCTATGGCCCAGACATCACAACAGACTATAATGACCATTCAAGATCTCATGAGACGGGGAAGATTTGCGTAATGACCACTTTCACCTTCCCAAGCATCACTCCAACGACCAACACGTTCGAGCTTGTTTCTAACACTCGCACGTTTCAGTCTCCCCTGACTAACGCAGTCCAGACCACCTCTCGCAAAGGTTCGCTTTGGCGAGCCAGTTTGCAGTTTAGAAACCTCTCAGGCGATGACCGCCAAGAGATGCAGGCGTTTCTGGTTAAGCTAAATGGGCAACAGCATCGGTTTACCTTGCACGACCATTCTTTTACTAGAAGGGGTGCGGGTGGCGGTACGCTGGTTGTGAACGGTGGTAGCCAATCGGGTACCAGCCTTGTCTGTGATGGGGCTACGGCTAACGTTTCCAACTACCTACGAGCAGGCGATTACATCTCTTTTGGGAATGAGCTTCACATGGTAGTGGCAGATGCTAATAGCGATGCTGGTGGGAACGTGACTTTGTCAATCGCTCCCCCCATTCGCAAGACGCCAGCAGATGACACAATAATTGCTTACACCTCGCCAGTAAGTGGGGTGTTTATGTTGGCAGGCCCAGCGTCATGGGATACCCAAGTGGACATAACCTCTAATTTCAACATTGAAGCAGTGGAGGACGTTCTGGCATGAGTAGAGGTTTCCCATCTGCGGTACTTACTGCGCTATCTGCCCAGCATGTCGTGCTGGTTACGTTCACTAAGTTGGAGTTTCCCAGCGGAACGTTGTACCTACACAACTCCATCGGCACCTATACTTGGGGTGGTCAGGACTGGTTAGGTACTGGTGATCTGGGAGAAATTAGCCAGATTGAAGAAGGCGCAGACGTTAGCCCTTACAAGATCACTCTCTCCCTCTCTGGATTAGACCCAGACGTATCTGCCGCCGCTTTGACTGAAGACTACTACCTTCAGCCGGTTACTGTTTACTTGGGTGTTTTAGATTCTAGTGATGACCTGATTGCTGACCCTACTGTTATCTGGGAAGGCGCTATGGACCAAATGCTTGTCACGGTAGGGGCTGCCGGTGGCGATGTAATTTCACTAACGGCGGAGTCTGAGCTTGCCAGATTCAACAAAGCATCCAATCTGAAATACACCAGCGCCCAATTGCAGAATGAATTTTCTGGAGACTTGGGTTTTGACCTAATGGCCGACATTGAAGGCGCGAAGCTGAGATGGGGAGATGCCGCATCTAACGCAATCATCGGAACGCCTAAGCCGGGAACCTTCAAGCCATTCGACCCTGACAACATAAGCTTGCCGAGGGGCGTTTAATGCGGGTGCATCTCGCCTTGAGCAAGTGGAAGCGCCGTGAATTTAACTACGGTGATGCTGACTGCTGCCAGTTTGCGGCTTTCATTGTTAAAGAGTTGACTGGAAAAGACTACGCAGAGCGGTTTAAGTACGAATCAGAAGCGCAGGCAGAGTTGCTAGTAGGCCGAGAGGGTGAGTTAGTCGATTTCATTGGCAGTATCTTGGGTGATGTCAGTTCTGACATAAAAGACGGCGACCCTTGCATTGTTGATATACCTATAATTGGTCAGGTGTGTGGGATAAAGCTATCAGACAAGGTGGTCTGCCTGACTGAAAAAGGCATGACACAGATTCCAGACCGATACCTAGTAGCAGGATGGAGCGTATAGAATGCCACCAGTAGCGGCAGCGATAGTTACAGCGGCGGTTAAGGTTTACTCTGTTGGTTTAGCGACCATTGGTGCAGTTGCTGGGGCGAGTGTGGCAGCGACCGCTTCTACTTTCGCGGTCATGGCTGCTGGCACAGCTACTATTGTTGCTGCGGGTGCTGCGGTAAATGCCGCAATAAAAGGCTTGATGCCTGATATTTCCATGCCTCAGTCCGACACTGATAGCACTAGGCAGCATACTGTTCGCGGAACAATTGAACCTCAGAAGATGGTCTATGGGGAAGCATTGGTTTCTGGCCCGATTTTCTTCGTTGGGTTGAGCGGCACTGAAAACCGTGATCTTTACCACGCTATAGCGCTCACCGGGCATGAAGTAGAAGATATCACTGACATTCACTTTGATAGCAAAGTGATAACAGATGCGCAAATCTCAGGGTTTAACGTAACCGGCGGTAATTATGGCCCAACATCTGATGACCCATTAGTCACCATAACTCAGATTAATCGACGACTAGGCGCAAGCGACCAGACCTATGACACCCTTCTCCAGCCTTTTGTTGGCTTAAACTGGAGCACGGCACATAGGACTCGTGGTATCGCCACGATCTCGACTAAGTGGACTCTCACGGACTCATCTCAAGAGGTGTGGGATCGGTTAAAGCCTCAGAACATAAAAGCCTTGGTAAAAGGCAAGAAAGACATCTACGACCCTCGACTAGATACGAGTGCGGGGGCCAATCCTACTAGCGCAACCTATCAGCAGTGGTCTGACAATCCAGCTCTATGTGTGGCTAATTACCTGACCGATACCAAGTTTGGTCTGTCTATTCCGGTTAGTAAGATTGACTGGGCTGCGGTAGAGACTGCGGCGGATGCTTGTGACGTTTTGGTCGCTATTCCTAACTCACAAACGCAAAAGCGGTTCACTGCTAACGGAGTTCTTTACGCAACAGACACCCACCGAGCGAACATAAACAAGCTGCTATCTTCAATGAACGGCAGCCTTGTTTACTCCAATGGCATTTACACAATCAGGGCGGGAATCTATGAAGCCCCCACAGAGAGCCTCACGGAAGATCAGCTTGCGGGAGCAGTTGCGGTTAAGACATCGGTGGAGCGCGGTGAGCGTTTTAATACAATCCGCTCGATTTTTATTGACCCCTCCCAAAACCACAAATCAGTTGAAGCTCCAGAAGTATCTATTACGGCAGCGGTTAGCCGAGATAACGATGAAATTCTAACGAGGGATATACAGCTACCGTTCACCAATAGTTCGTTCATGGCGCAGAGGATCGCTCACAAGCAGATCCAGATGTCAGACCAGCAAAAGATCTTAAACTTCCCTGCAAACCTATCTGGGCTTCGTGTTGATGTTGGTGATCGCGTATCTGTCAGCATCGAGGAACTCGACTACAGCAACAAGGTGTTTCGCTGCGCTAGCTGGTCGTTCTCTGACACCCAAGATGGGGTGGTTAACCTCACGCTCTTGGAAGATGACGCTGGGTCATACGCAGACCCTACAGCAGGCGAATACAGCACCATTGAAGCAACTGGCGTTATCACTGAGGCATTCCGTGGAGTACCTGACCCACAGAACCTGTCTGCCACTGCTGGGTTAAAATCTATCGAGTTAGATTGGACAAACCCAGTTAACACCAGTTTGTTCAAAGAGATTGTAGTCTATGCCTCGCCCGACTCATCTTGGGCAAATAGAGTTGAGGTTGGTAGGACGCTTGGCACACAGTTCGTGCATGACGCTTCAACTTCGGCTGATCCTATAGACGTTGGTGATACCCGCTACTATTGGGTGAGGGCGGTAGCTTACGGGACGGGTTCTGGCTCTTTCGTGGAATCAGACCGAAATCCAGACTCAGATGTATCAACAGTGTTAGCACAGGTTGGGCCAAACAATCCAGACTATTCCGACATTGTTGACGATACGCCAGCGCAAGGGCCACCAACGGCTCTCACCCTCACAGAAACCACTGTATTGGGCAATGATGGCTCTGTTCTGCCTGCTGTTCGTGTGTCATGGACTGCGCCCAGTGTTAACACCTACGTTTCGTTCTACGAGGTGGAGTTCAAGCAAACCTCACAAGGCGAAATCGACTACGGGCAGGTTGCAGACTCTTACAATCAGACCATCAACTACGGGTCTGTTGCTGACGCCACAACCCTAGAACTTAACTATGGTGGGGTGAACGAGGCTATCAGCGGAGCCGGCACCGACTTCTCTTCTATCAACGTCTACGGCACCAGCACTGTTATCGCTGGCATGAAGGAGTTGGAAGAGTTCACCTTCAGGGTGAGGGCGGTCACGCTGACTGGCAAGACATCTGGATTCGTCACCGAAGCTCTGACGTTGCAAGGCGACCAGACTGCTCCAGCTATCCCATCCAGTATCACGGCTACCGGCGGCATCCAACAGATTAAGCTCAACTATGAGCTACCAAGTGACTCTGACTTGGCCTATGTGGAGATATTCGAGAATACGGTTAATAACCTTTCTTCGGCTACGCTGATTGTTAAAACAAAGTCAGACCAGCATACAGTCACAGGGCTGGGGAACAACGTAACCCGTTACTACTGGTTAAGGAGCGCAGACCGCTCTGGCAACCTATCTGGTTACAGCTCCGCGTTTTCAGCCACGACACAAAAGATTGTTCTGGATGACCTTGCACAATCTGTCCTAGACCAGTTCGCAGAAGGCGATGCTTTCGGGATTGAACCTGTAAGCACCCTCTCAGGCGTAGTAGGCGACCATGTAGGGCAGATTAAGCTCTTAACGACCACAGACACCTTATACGTCTGGACTGGCTCTGCGTGGTCTACAGACCTTTTCACGGCCTCTAATGTTGACCCCGGTTCTATCACTGCGGCTTCTTTTGCTTCTGGTGTGGAGCCTATTTCCGCAGTTAACACTCTGCCCTCTCCCACGGGATACACTGGGCCGTCTTTGGTGTTTCTTACCACTGATTCTAAGGTTTACCGCTACGATTCTTCGGTTCCTGAGTTCACGACACTGGTTAACACCACAGACCTGTCAGGCACGTTAGCCGAGGATCTGTTCAGCGACACGATTAGACCGATTGAGCGGGTGGGTACGTTACCAACCACTGATCTGAGCACTGGGCGAGTGGTGATGTTGACCACTGATAACAAGCTCTATCGTTACAGCGGCACGTCTTGGACTTCTGCTATCTCAGCAGCAGACCTAGATGACCAAGTGAATCTCCAGACACAGGTGTTCGGTCAGGTTCAGGCTTCCAGCCTTACGACAGGACAAGTCCGTACTGCGGCCCTAGACGCTAATGCGGTGACTGCTGCCAAGTTGAATGTGAGCGAGGTCTTTGCTGA